ATCAAGAATATTGTTAAACTTTCTTGGGAACCGACTAAAGCTGATCGTGATACCATGTACAAAGCAGGTATTAATCCTCTTGTTACACAAACTGGTGCTGGTGTTATTCTTTGGGGTGATAGAACAATGCAACCAACACCTACTGCATTTGACCGTATTAATGTACGAAGATTATTTATTGTTATGGAAAAAGCAATTTCTAATGCAGCTAAATCTATGTTGTTTGAGTTTAATGATGAATTTACACGATCACAATTCGTGAATATGGTCGAGCCTTTCTTGAGAGAAATACAAGGACGCCGTGGTATTACTGACTTTAAAGTAGTATGTGACGGTTCAAATAATACTGGTGTAGTTATTGATAATAATAACTTTATTGGTGACATTTATGTTAAGCCAACAAGGTCTATCAATTACATCCAGTTGAACTTTATTGCCGCACGAACTGATGTTAATTTTACAGAAATCGGTGGTTAATTGTATAAATACTTTAAAACAATAAAGGAGTAATAAAATGGCAACAAACATACATGACTTTAAACAGTCTTTCAAAGGTGGTGTACGACCGAATTTATTTCGTTGTAACATTACTCATGCAGTTGGAATCCCACAAATGGAGTTCTTATGTAAAGCGGCGCAGATTCCTGCTTCCACTATCGGTAATATTGATGTACCGTTTCGTGGTCGGCAGTTAAAAGTTCCTGGTGATAGAACATTTGCTGATTGGACTGTAACAATTCTTAATGATCCACAATTTGCTATTCGTGCAGCTTTTGAAGAATGGAGTGCAAGAATTACACACCATGCAGTTAATGTTTCAACTTTGACTCATTCAAATATTTATGGTCAGTCAACAGTTGTACAATTAGATCGTAATGGTGGTAACTTGCGTACATATCGTGTAGAAGATATCTATCCAACTGAGATTGCAGCCATTGATCTTGGTATGGACACTAATGACACAGTTGAAGAATACTCAGTAACATTCGCAGTTAATAATTGGCATTCAGATACGGGTGTTGGTTTTGATGTTACTGGTTCAAGAGATTCTAGTTGGGAACTTGGTGTACGAGGACGAGTAAAATTAGGTAATGTATCTATTGGGGTTGGTGGAACATTCGGTGGTTAACAACCGATAAACAAGGGGGTGAGTTTTTCACCCCCTATTATTATGATTTTTTAAAAAGGAAATTTTTATGGCGTTTGAATTATTTGGTTTTGAAATAAAATCCAAGAAGGAGAAGAAGGGCAAAACTTTTGTAACACCAGAAAATAGTGACGGAGCAACACAGATTATTGATGGAGGTGGGATTCTTGGGCATTATCTCAATACAGATTCAGATGCCAAAGACGAAAAAGTTTTAGTCCAGAAGTATCGTGATATGTCTTTTTCCCAAGAAGTTGATGGGGCTGTTGAAGATATTATTAATGATGCTGTGATTCACGAAGAAGGTATGCCTGCTGTAACTTTGGATTTGGAATCATTAGATTATACAGACAGTATTAAAGATAAGATACATTCTGAGTTTACTACAATTCTTGATCTGTTAGATTTTAATTTGACAGGTGCAGATTTATTTAAAAAGTGGTACATTGATGCAAGATTGTATCATCATATTGTAATTGATAATAAAAGACCAAAGGATGGAATTAAAGAATTAATTCCAATTGATCCTTTGAATATTGAAAAGATACGAGAAGTAAAAAAATCAAAAGGTGGTGCCAACCAAATAGAAGTTGTTGAGGATATTCAAGAGTATTATCTTTATACACCAGACAATTTTGGTGGAGGTAGATTTTTTCAAGGACAGTCAGCACAGAATGCTGTTCAAGTTGCACCCGATTCTATTTCTTATGTTCACTCTGGTTTAATTGATAATGTAAAACAAATTATTATTGGTTATTTGTTTAAAGCAATCAAGCCGTGGAATCAATTACGGATGATTGAAGATGCACTTGTTATCTATAGGTTAGCAAGAGCTCCAGAACGAAGAATATTTTATATTGATGTTGGTAATTTACCTAAGTTGAAAGCAGAACAATATCTGCAACAGGTAATGAATCGTTTTCAAGACCAGAGAAAACATCTTTCTATGTTGGAAGATTTTTGGTTGCCAAGACGAGAAGGTGGTCGTGGTACTGAAATTACTACACTTCCGGGTGGACAGAATCTTGGTGAAACAGATGACATAGAATATTTTAGAAAGAAATTGTACAAGTCTTTGAATGTTCCAATCTCAAGAATTGAGGGAACTGATTCAACATCTTTTAATCTTGGAAGAGCTTCTGAGATTACAAGAGATGAAGTAAAGTTTGGAAAATTTGTTGGTCGTTTACGACATAGATTTTCTCATCTTTTTACAGGTCTTCTTAGAGTCCAGTTGATTTTAAGAGGTATTATTAAAGAAGAAGATTGGTGGGAAGTTAAAGATCGTATTCGTTATAATTGGGCTAAAGATTCTCATTTTATGGAGTTGAAAAACTCTGAGATTATGAGAGATCGTTTTGAGCTGGTTTCAGAGTATCTGCGTAAGAATATTTTACAACAGAGCGATGAACAGATTAAAGAAATTGATAAACAGATAGCAGCAGAGAAACCAGAAGAACCAGAAGATGATACGGAGGATGATGATGACTTCTAAACCACATAAAACTATGAAATCTATTTTAAAAGTTAAAACACAAAGTTTTATTAATAATTATAAAAAGAATTTGTTTCAAGATATATTAGAAAAACCAGAACTTGATGTAGTTAATGAAAGTGATAAACAAGTAAAACAATGGATCAAAGATAAAACTCTTACAGATGATTTGTTGGTGAATGCTATAACAAGTAATATTTTAAAAGATATTTTTGGTAAAAGACTTAATAAAGCAAAAGAGGGTATTGCAAAAAGTTTAAAAAATAAATCTTTAAAGGCTATTGACGATTATAAAAATAGTTTTAAATTTGAATTGCCAAGTTCCGAAACTCCAACTACACCCGAAACCCCAAAGGCCGACACATGAAAAATTTTAAAAGTTATTTAAAAGATGATTTAGCAGGAGTACAAAAAGCTAATAGAAAAAAATTAGCAGCAGTTGTAAAGGGTAATAAAGAAAAAGAAAAATCTATAAGGATGGCCGACCAAGAAAAAAAGAAAGACAAACAGTCTGCGGAAGCAGACAAACAGCAAGCTGATCGAGAAAAATTAGCACAAACTCGTGCGGCAGATGCATTAAAAAAATCATCAAAAAAAGAAAGTATTATTCAAAAAGTAGTTGAGTATATCAAGTCTGATGGTGTAAGAAAAAAATGTGCTGGTGGTGATGGTAGAAGAACTGAAAATCATGATTGTGATAAAATTCATTCTGGTATGTCACATGATGAATGGGAAGCATCACAAGACACTCCAAAGGATGAAGGTAAAGATGGTGGAACAGGTGATAAAGAAGCTTATAAAAAATTCTTTGATGCAAAATTAAAAAAGTATGGAGTATCTAGTCCGGCTGATTTAAAAGGTGATGATAAGAAAAAATTCTATGATGAAATAGATGCAGAGTGGGAAGGTGATAATGAAGAAGATTGATGTTATGATTGATAGTGTTCTTGATGAAATAATGAGTAAATCAACTCGTATGAAAAAATCGAGGATGATGAAAATGAAAGGGAAGATGATTGCTAAAAAACGAAAGATTGCTATGAAGAAAAAAGCATCTCCTGAGAAATTAAAATCAAGAGCAATGAAAAAAGCAAGAGATATTCTTGCTAAGAAAATTTTAAAAGATAAAAGTAAATCTGATTTATCTATAGCGGGTAGAGAAGCTTTAGAAAAAAAATTAGCTAAGAAGAAAGCAGTTATTAAAAAAATTGCAAGGAAAATTTTACCAAAAATTCGTAGTGCAGAAAATGAACGACTAGCAAAAAAAAGGGGTAATGAATGAAACTAATAACAGAACATATTAACGAGATTGAATATATTACCGAAGGTAAAGGTAAAGAGCAATACATCAAGGGTATCTTTATGCAGTCTGATATTAAAAATCAGAATGGTCGAGTTTATCCTCATGCTGTATTACAGAAAGAAGTAAAAAACTTTAATACAAAATATGTTAAAGAGGGAAGAGCTCTTGGAGAACTTGGACATCCAGCAGGACCTGTTATTAATTTGGATAGAGTTTCTCATGTGATTAAAGAATTAACTGAAGATGGTACAAATTTTATTGGTAAAGCAAAAGTAATGGATACACCTAACGGTCGTATCGTTAAAAACTTTATTAGTGAAGGAGTAAAACTTGGTGTATCTTCCAGAGGTATGGGAAGTCTTAAAACTAATAAAAATGGTGTTAATGAAGTACAAGGAGATTTTGTTTTATCCACAGTTGACATAGTAGCTGATCCGTCAGCACCAGATGCGTTTGTTAATGGTATCATGGAAGGCAAAGAATGGGTATGGGAAAATGGTGTTATTAAAGAACAAGATATAGATTCGATGAAGAAAACGATTATGAAAGCAAAAACAAGGGAACTTGAGCAGAAAAAGATAGAGATTTTTGCAAAATTCCTTCAAAATCTATAGTATTATAAATATTATAACAAATAAATTACTTTTAGGAGATTAACAATGGCAAAGAAAGAAACACTCACAGATGATGGAAAACTTGAAGAGGTTGATATGGAAGAAGCGAAAAGTGCTAATAAAGAATTAGGCTTGCCTGATATTGATGATGAAGAAGGTCGAGAAGATTCAGAGCCTGATGGAGAAGATGGTACAAAGAAGGCAACTGATCCTAAAACAAAAAAGTCCAAAGCCTCTGCAAAACAAGAAGCTAAAGCAAAAAAAGAAGAAGATGACGAAGATGAAGATGAAGATGAAGATGATGAAGAAGAAGTAGAAGAAGGTAAGTCTAAAAAAGAAGGTATGCCTCCTTGGTTGAACAAAGATAAAAAAGATGATGATGACGAAGATGATGACGAAGATAAAGAGGAAGCCAAATCTAAGAAAGAAGATA